TGGAATGGAAGTGTAGCTGGTTCGGGTTACCCCATACTGACTGCTGCGCTGGCTGAGCGAGTGTCTTGCCGCTGCCCGTCGGCACGTAGAGCGAGAGGACTGCACCCTTGAGGCCGGTGAACTGGTACAGTGGCGCTGACATGGATACACCAAGGGCGAAGATGTGCGCCTGCAGTTCGGCTACTTCCATCAGCTTGGTGGCCTTGATCCACTTCTCGTGCTCACCCTTGGTGCCGTACATCCCGTTGCTGACACGGCGCACCGTCGAGGACAGCACCACTTCTTCAATTACGGCCTGTCCCTGCTCGTCCTTACGGACCTGCTTGTCACCTATCACGAACAGCGTGTTGTCTTCCTTCCACCCAAGGGTGGTGTAGAGGTTGGTCGTCGTCCGCAGCGTGCGGAGTTCATCCATGTATGAGCGTAGCATGTACTGGAACCTCTCGGTCAGGGCTTTGAAGGGCAGCACGATCCCTTGGTCAGCGATGGCAGTAGGGAACTCGCGGTTCCCATCGGCAAGGTACGCCTGCCGGAACTTGAGCTCTTGCCAGCCTCTGTGTGGGCGCTTCCAGTGGAACCGCACTACCTCGTAGCCAAGGGCTTCGTCCATGCCGTAGCTCACAGGATACAGATCGAACGGCACCACCTCGATGTCTGTGTCGTCGATGGTCTGGGCAATACCGCCCTTGGCCAGCCGCTTGAAGGCCGGGGGCATAGGCACTTCCCGTGCCACGATGTCGAGGGCATCCTCAGCTGGGCCCTCTGCTTCCACCATCGTGCGGCCGATCTGGCCGGGCGTGGTTATCTTGCCGGCGAAGGGGCACTTCTTGCAGCCACTCTCACGCAGGTCCTTGAACTTCTTGCAGGTGGTGGGGCCTGTCGCCTGCTTGCGCCACTGCTCCACCTTGAGGATGGTCTTGGAGTAGTCGAACCCGGGGTGCTGATCTGACCATGTCAGGGCAGTAGCTTCTGGCCCATCACAGAAGGCAGCCACGCCCATCAGGGCGTACCAGAAGGGTTCCTCTACGTCTGTCTGGTTGGTCACTGCCCACCGGACCTGAGCGCATCCTGCTACCACCTTGTCTGGATCAGCTGGCTCATACTCCTGCCCGGACGCAAGTGCTCCCGTAATGCTAGACACAGGCTTGCCCTGTGCTGCGAACCCACGGGGTGCGGACGGCACCGAGGTGCGTGTCATGAACTTGGACAGCACAGTGCGCAGGGTGGCGGGGTCGTTGTCCGGTGCGTCCTTGATCAGGATTACTTCGGCACCGTTCTTCGGGTTGTGTGTCCCGATCGGGCGGAGAACTCGGGCGCTGTCACCAGTGACGGCCTTGTCGATATCAAACTTGTGGTGGAGCGCCGCGGCCTTGAGTGCGTCAGCCAGTGGCTTCCAGTCTTCGGGCACCAGTGCTTCTGTCAGGGGCCAGTACACATGAAGGCCGCGGCCTGACGAGATGATCATAGGCGGAGGCATCTGGCTGGCTTTTAAGAATGCCTTCAGTGCCTTGGCACCCTCGCGCTGGTCGGCGAAGGGCTTCTCTTCACCGCAGTCGATGTCGATGAAGAGGGACTTGGTCCGGGCTACGTTGATCTGCTTGCGGTTGCCCGCCTCGATGAACGAGGACATTGCGTAGTAGACGTTACCACCAGCGATGTCGATCCGGATGACGGCATTGGTTAGCTCGTCGATTGTTTCGTATGACTTCTGGGTTCTCCTGTCTGGGTTTATTACTGTGGCTACATAGTAACCGGTGTCCGGAAGGACCCGGCCGAAGAACTCTATTGTGTCCATTATCCCTACCCTGCTCGGTTGAATGGGGGCGTGAACCCCCATTCCTACACTACCCGGATCAGTTTTTGTAGCTCAATGAGCCGGTCTTCCTGATCCATAGCCACGACGGTCGGTGTTGGCCACTCGTGTTCCACCATGACCCGTAGCAACTCCTTCAAGACTGCGCGTGCATACATGATGCTGCGCCTAGATGGACCCCCCGCTTTCTCCCAAGCGTGGTAGGTTACCCGGGACACCCCGAGTAACCGCGCCATCTGTGTCTTTGTGAGGAGCATGTGCCGCCTAAGCGCGTCGATCCGTCCGAACGCCAGCGGCTTCTCCTCAGTCGTCGTCATCCATGTCCCCCATCAGTGCAGCGATCTCGTCAGCGAGGTTGGTGCTACCCTTGGCTTCGACCTTGGGCGCTGCCTTCGGTGCGGGCTTGGGCGCTGCGGCCTTCGGCTTGGGTGCCGGAGCTTCTTCGATCACCTCGTCTTCCTCGACAACTGGCGCTGCCTTGGCACCGAACCCACGCTTGGGTGCAGGAGCTTCTTCCTCGACCTCCGGTGCGGGTGCAGGCTTGGGCTTCGGCGTGGCTGCCACGGACACAGGCTTGGGCTTGGGTGCCGGCTCTGCTGGCGCTGGTGTCTCGCGCTCACCGGTGACGTCCATGACCTTTTCCGAGCCGAACAGTTCTTCAACCGCTGCGTACTCTGCCTCGTCGAGGAACCCGCCGAACTTGAACATCAGCTTCGGGAAGCTGGCGTCGGTGTCGAAGGTGGCCACGGTCTTGACTGCTTCCACGGGGATGCCCCGCATCTGCAGTTCCTTCTGGTAGGCACCCAGTCCCTTCAGTGCGGCGGGCGTAACCTGCAGCAGGTAGATCGGACCGGTCGGATCGTTCGAGGCCACGACAGCCAGACGCTTCTGGTCGGCGCACGCCTTGATCTTCGCCCCTTGGGGGGTGACCTTGGAACCCCATGCGTTCATCGGGCAGGTGGCACAGGTGTCGTTCTGCGGTGCCGTGCTGTCCGGGTTCGGCCGAAGTCCGTCAAGAGAGTAGCAGTCCGGCGAGGCAGGCTCGCTGTCCGGGCTCCATGTCTTTGCGTAGTACGTCTTCGACAGACGGGGGTTGGCACCCACGATGACGACCGACAGCTTGGTGTCTTCGAGGACAGTCTCAGTGCCACCCTCGACGATGCGGAACCGTGCCCCTTTGATGGAGATGCGGGGGAAGTCCGCGGTTCCGGCGAGCCCACCAGCCAGAGCGGTAGCGAGTGCCGACGGCTGACCCATCACGCGAGCGAGGTGGGCGGGGATTTGGATGTTGGTTGGTACGATGTTGCTCATGGTGTCCTCTCGGTGAGCGTTACTTAGTGAGGCGCATTTGCGCCAGTTCAGCGATGATCTGCGGGCCCAAGTCTGCGGCAGTGGCAGCGAAGGTAGCCACGATCTGGTCCGGGCCGCTGGGGTTGTACACCCTGCGAGTTACCAGAAAGCCGTTGCGAATAGCCACTACTGTGAGGGAGCCCGGTGATCCTTCTTCTGTCATAGCGTCCAGCATGTGGCTGCGCCTCGGGGCTTCTGCAATCGAATTTGCGCCACTGCTGACACCCTGAAGCATCCGTCTCAGCCTGCTCATTCGTCACCCCCTGCTGCTTTCCGGACGTTGATGCCGATCTTGGTTCCGTAGTTGATGCCCGGCGGTACGTCGCCGGACTCGTCCATGTAGGCCCGGACTGCGCTCTTGCTCACCCGCTTCTCCAGCATGTCGAACGCGTCATGCGACTTGATGAAGGTGAGCACAGCGTCCCAGTCTGCGACGTTGGCGAAGTCCGTGGTCGTGACGAACGCCGTCCCGGCCGTTGTCTTGAAGGACGTGACGCCATCAGCGTCTGCCTTCTCCATAAGCCAAGCTTCGATCTTGCCCATGCTGGCCTTGATCGCATCGACGTCTGCCTTGACTTGGTTCTCCAGCGCTTCCTTCTTGCGCCGAAGCTTGATGTAGGTCCCTACAACCTGCTCGACTGTGAGGGTCATTCCATCCTCCAGACCCGTACGCCAGAGGCACCATCGTGCTCGACCTTGGCGGTAACGAAGCGGCCACCGAGGCGCGTGGCTGCGCGCTTGCACAGCGCAGACATCTGGGTTGTGTCCTTGTTGACGACGAAGAAGCTGTCGCCGACTTCCATCTGTTCGAACGGGTACTTCCAGCGGACGTTCTTCTCAGGAAGCGGTACGCCCCTATCAATAACAAAGCTCATGTCACTCCTTCCCCATCTGGGATATCAGGTCAAGCAATACACCCTGCAGCTTCTGCTTGTTCTGCAGTCTCTCGTAGATGCGGTGCTCAACTTCGGTTGCTTCTATGTGGACCACGTTCGACACATGTTTCTTACCGATGCGTTCTACGCGGCCGTTGGCTTGAACATACTGTTCGTTACTGGTGATAGGCCCATACCATACAACAGTTGACGCGGCTGTCAAGGTCAATCCATGCGCCATTGTTGCGGGGTGTGCAATTAATATGTGCGGGTCCTTAGCGTGTTGAAAGTTATGGAAGATGTCGTTGCGCTTGGACGATGACACCTCACCGTTGATCACTCCCACTGTCCACTGCTTGGATAGTTCGCGCTCCAACATGCGCAGGACGCCTGTCAAGGGGACGAAAAGGATGACCTTCTCACCCGCCTCTTCGATGACCTCCTTGACCGCGCTGATCCGCGGTGCGCAGTCCAGTTCGATCGGCTCACCATCCTCACCATAGGCTACACCCAGTGCGATCTGGATCAGCTTCTGTGCCTTGACCGCCTCGTTGACCGCGGTGATCGTACCGCCTGCTGCCTCTGTCACCAGCTGCTTGAGCATCTGCTTGAAGTGCTTGGACTGCTCGGGCGTCATGTCCACCTTGCGCGTCTGCGTCAGGGTGTCGGGCAGATCGAGGCACTCCTCACGGGTGAACCTGATGGATGGTTGCAGCACGTGCTTGACGATATCGACACTGTCCGCCCGTGGCACGTAGCGCCACTGGCCTGTCTTGGTCATGACCTGCTCACGGAACCCGGTGTAGCTCTTGGTCATGTGCGGGCTATCGACCAGCTTGGCCAGCGCCCACGCATCGGTGGGCTCGTTGGGTGTGGGCGTCCCTGTCATCAGCCACAGGCGCATGTCCGGTTGGACAGCCAGCCACCGGTAGAACTGCTTGAACCTACGGGTCGATGGGTTCCGGTAGACCGCCGCCTCGTCGATGATGACGAGGTCGAACATGTCCAGCGCATCCTTGGAGATGATGGGGAAGCCATCGTGGTTGATGATGTAGAAGTCGGCTTGGGTATTGAGCAAGCGCTTGCGTCGCGCAGCGTCACCATAGAGGGTCACCGACTTGCGGTGGTGCAACTCCTTGAAGACAGCGTCACCCCACACCCGCTCCAACGTGGACAGCGGGGACAGGATCAGCACCTTCTTGACCACACCCATGTTCATGAGGAAGTCGGCTGCCCACAGGGCGCTCATGGTCTTGCCGGTGCCGATGGAGTTGAGCACCAGACACCGCTTGTAGAGGGTCACGAACTCAGCCGTCGATCTCTGGTGGTCGAAGGGCGTCAGCTGCCCGGGCCACTCGTACTGGTACTGGATCGGGGACGGGGGGTTGAACCCCAGTTCCTTCAGTCGCTGTGTCTCTCTGACCCTGTGAGGTACGATGACGATGTTGGGGTTGGAGGGTAGCTGTCTGGCCTTGGGTATGCACTCCAACACCCGATGTGGATCATTAAGCTTGAGGGCTAGTGCCCTCACGGACTCGACGACAAGCATGTATCCATTCCCTTACGTGCTCGATTGTTTCTTTGTCATACACGACGAAGCACTTGCCACCCGCCGCTTCGATGTCTGCCATGCACTTGATCTGCAGAGCAGTAGGCTTCTTCTTGGCATCAGCCTTACACTCGATGCCCACGAACAGACCGTCCACGACCGCTACTCGGTCTGGAATACCTGCACCTCCAAATGGTCCGGCCTGCGGGGGGTAAAACCACACCCGCTCAGCCTTCAGCATACGATCCAGTGCGGCCTTTATTCGACCTTCTGGGGTAGACATGGTGTCCTCCTATCTGCCCTGTGTCAAGCGGCGAACTCACAGAAATCCTTGCATGGACAGTAGCGGCAGAGGCCACTGGGCTTGGCCGGCCAGACGTCAGTCTCCAGCGACTTCTCCACCCGGTTGATCCGGGTCAGCAGGCGTGTCCACATGTCGTCGATGTGCTCCCGCTTGTACGTCTCCTTGTCCATGGCGTTCTCTTTGGTCCACACGAACACGGACGTGACCTTGTTGACTGCTGGCCAGAAGCTGAACACAGCAAGGGCGAACATCTCCAGCTGGTCGAAGTCAGGCCGGCGCTTGCCGGTCTTCCAGTCAGCCACGATGGCAGTCCCGTTGTCGCGCACGACCAGCACGTCGAGCTTGAAGCGCAGCCATGCGTCAGCGTCCCACCACCCAGTCTCCTGCAGGTCCTTGTTCAGGGTGTACTCCTGCTCGACGAAGAACCCGCCGTCCCCTGCGCTTGTACGGAACGTATCGCACAGAGGCTGGAGCTTGACCGAATCATCAGGCAGGGCAGCGCCTGTCTTGAGGTAGTCTTCCAGATGCTTGTGCACCCGCTCACCATAGAGGGTGGCCTCACCGACGCTGTCCTTAACCTCCTTGGTGATGCGCTGGTGGTAGTACCGCTTCGGGCAGTTCTCGTACATCTTCAGCGCGCTGAAGGAGTGGGCCAGCTTTACGGTCATCGGGTATCATCCTTACGGTTTGCATCAGTCCTGCGGGGTTATTGTCGTAGCAGTTGCATTTAGGTACGACCATGTCGCCGCTTGCGCCGGTGTAGGTGTGCGGGACTACGAGGTCTAACTTGTCTCCACACAACAGGCACCTAACCACCAGCACTCTGTATGTCATCAGTGACGTGGTCGAGGCCGGCCTGATCTCCACCCTACCTACCAGCGCCATCACGCATCTCCGTAGGTGTCGGCCATGCCTATCTCGCAGGCTACGGGCAGGTCGGGTGCCCAGCTGGGCGGGGTGGACATGATCTCCTCGATGTCCTTCTGTGCCTGCTCAGCCTGTGCGTCAGGCACTACGCAGACGTTCTCGTCGTGGACTTGGAAGGCGACGTGGTAGCCAGCCTCTTTGATCTTGAGCATCTGCCCCGACACAACGATGCGGGCCAGCGCTTGGACGAGGTTCTCCGTCACCTTGCCACCGTAGAGACGCGACTGTCCGGGTACGAGGTCTTCGCCCACGCTGCTCTGGTCGCCACCGAGGCGGGCCTTCATCGCTCTGGTGAACATGCGCCGGTCTTGGACGTAGAGGAACTGGTGCCCCTTGGCTTGCAGCCCGTGGTACTGCAGCGTCATGCCGTTGGGTAGCAGGATGCCCGACGAGTTGTAGGTAAGAAGCTCACCGATGCGGCCGCTGCGGCCAGCCACCATGCTCGACAGTGCGTAGCCACATGCACCCCAGAGCGAGACGATCTTGTGGTTCTTGCGGCGGTAGATGTCCACGATCTCCTTGGCTTCTTCTTCGGTGACATCCACAGAGATGTCGCCCTGTCCACGCTTGAGCGTGTCGCGCAGCTTGGGGGAACCGGTCATGTACCCTAGCCCAAGGATACAGGTCTTGCCTACAAAGCGTTCAACCTTGTCGCCCTTGCTGATCTTACGGTGGTAGATGTCGGATGCGAACTCCGAGTACACGTCCCGTCCCTCACGGAACTGCTGCACAAGGTCAGTCTGTCCTGCGATGTAGGCCACCATGCGTGCCTCGATCTGGCTGCTATCGCAGCTGATGATCTTGTGGCCCTTCGGTGCACACAGTGCCCGCCTGATGGTGTTGTCGCCACGGCTGGGCAGGTTCTGCAGGTTCAGCTTGTCGCCGCCGGAGAAGCGCCCTGTGTGTGCCCCGTAGTAGTTGAGCATGATGGGCAGCGGACCGCGCTTGGATGCAGCAATGAGGTTCGACGTGCGTGTCTCTTCCAAGGTGGACTTGAGCCCTAGCCGGACAGCGACAAGGGTCTGAACCACGGGGTCGTGGTGATCCTGCAGTGCGAGGAAGTCGAGGTCCGTCTTGGCAAAGGCATACGTCTCCTTGCCCGTGGTGCCGCTGGTCTTCATGGGTACGTCCACCCCGCGCTTGCGCAGAAGCTTGGCGAACTTCTCGTTGGACATGATCATGTCCTTGCCCTTACCGCCTAGCTGGTCGAGCAAAATCTGCTTGCTCATAACGACCTTCATCAGGTGGTCTTCCAGCAAGAACGCGTCGAGCTCCACTGTCGGCTCGGTGTACATGCGCAGCGTCTGGTCGATGACCAAGAGCTCGTCGGTTGGGAACCCTTTGCGCAGCTTCTTGAACAGGGCATAGGTCAGGTCTACGTCATTGGCACAGTAGCGCATGTACGCAGCAAGTTCTGCAGGAGAGAAGTCCTTGCGCCGTTTGCCCAGAGCTTGGATAACTTCCTCGCCCTTCTGCCCTAGCTCGTACTCAACAGCCAGTGCCTTGAGGCTACCACCCACGGTGGCTGCGTGCTTCGGCCGGGCCATGGATAGTGTGTCGAACCACAGCTTGGGCTTGATGCCGAAGCGCCACGAGAGGATGGCCCCGTCGAAGGCGGTGTTGTGGCAGAGGATCGCCTTGTCCCTGTAGTCAAGCGACTTCAGGAACTTACCTGCGTCTTCACCACTGTAGGTATCGACCGGCCCGTTGTTGACCTTGACGCCTACCCCGATGACCTCGAAGCGCGGGTCGCGGATGTAAGCCTCGGTTGTGATCTTGGATAGGGAGTAATCCCTGTCGTAGTAGGTTTCCATGTCTATTGTAACGATGTCCATCACACATCCTTATAGGTTTCGCGACGCACCACTAGGCTGATAGCCCGTTGGCTCACGCCGTACTGTTTCGCAAGGTCGGCCTGACGTACTCCACCTGCATCGTAGGTCGTTCGAATTACTAGTACCTGCTCAGGTGTGAGCTTGGCATTAACATGGTCTGATTTCGGCTGCGTCTTCCTACCTTTGGTATAGGCATCCAACAAGTTTGTCCGCATAGACCCAAGGAACAAGTGGTTGGGGTTACAGCATAGCCTGTTATCACACTTGTGGAGTACGAACCGCTTGTAGCGCTTCGCCTTACCTTCCATGCGGAAGTCGGTAAGGAGAGCTATGCCACCGCTGGATAGGTAGTAGGCAACGCGATGCGCCTGAACGTGCTGCCCGTGCCAAGATAGGTTACCGTAACCAGAGCTGGTTACAGCACCTTGCCAGTTCCAGCAGGCGGTATCGGAGCCACGATCAACGTGGCTCCAGAAGTTCTCAGGGGTGTTTCTAGGGCTCATGCAGGGACCATAACAAGTCTACGTGCACAGTGTCAAGGCTATTTCCCCACCTTGTGCCTGTCGTCCTTGCCTATACCACGGCGCTCGTATGTCATAAGGAACGTGACGCAACACAGCGCATGTGCGAGGTGTGAATACCCTGTCTCTGGATCACAGTTCTCACCCTTCCACCATGCCCACATGTGGCGCATCAGTGCGCCAAAGGGTCGGCTCCACGCCATACCCTGCTCCCAGTTACGACTGCTATACTTAACAGCACCGTAAGTCAAGACACGAGCCACTTCCTCAAGCAGTTCGGGCGGGATCAGATCGTACCGCAGCTTGTCCTGATCGTCCTTACGCCCCTCTGGTACGACCGTGATGAAGCCGTCGCCTTCAAGATCAGACTTCATGGATGTGCACCCCTGCTTCTTGGAACATCTCTTGTACAAGGTGAAGGTCGTCGGCCCACCGCTTGAAGAAGGCAGCGTCAGGCTTCGGCCACACCACATGGGCCACGCCAGCTTGGATGGCAGCGCCAGCGCACTGAGCACAGCACGGGTGGGTTACTACCAGTGTCGCCCCGTCGAGGGGTGCAGTGGCGAACGCGATGGCGTTGGCTTCGGCATGTCGGATCATCTTGTACTTGATGTCCCGATCAGTGAGGCGCTCGGGCTTGTCCTCCACTCCACGTGGCAGCCCGTTGTATCCAGCGCTGACGAAGCGCCGCTTGCTATCGAACAGGACAGCGCCGACCTTGGTCGATGGGTCCTTGGATAGCTTGGCCACATGCCGGGCCATGTCGATGGCCCATGCTTGCAGTCGCTCAGTGTCTAGTGGGTACTCAGTCATGGTTGCTCCTTGCGTACCATTGGTATGGGTTCGTTTGATATCAGTAGCTTGCGGGATCGTGCCCTTGAGAGGTAGCCATAGACTGTGCCGACCTGTATCCCCATGCGCTCGGCTATCATGGGGATGTCCACGCCTTCGTTGTATAGCTCAGCCGCACGGCCGATGACTGACTCCGCATTGGGCTTGCGCCCTAGTAACCTGCCCATGGTGCCTACTTCCCGTTGAACACACGAGGTGGTGGGGGCGGCGGGGGTGGCGGCTCAGGGTCTGCTTGCTCCCATGGTAGTAGCACTACGCTGACAGGCGACCTTGGTATGGTGCCGTCCAGAGACGCGATGATGTTCCGGTTAGGGACCATGATGGTGCGCTTAGTCATCGTCGTGCTTCCTGTCATGCTTCCTGTCATGCTTGTCGTCCCGATCGTCATCGTCATCGTCATCATGCTCGTCCCGATCGTCGTCATCGTCATGATCGTGGTCGGGCTTCGGGTCGGGCTTCGGGTCGGGCTTCGGATCAGGCTTAGGGTCGGGCTTCGGGTCAGGTGTAGGCTTGGGGTCAGGTGTGGGCTCGGGCTTGGGTGCCGGGTCAGGTGTGGGCTTGGGGTCTGGCCGTGGTGTGATACCTGTTCTGAACGGCAGGTCAGAGCCACCGCTGGCAACGCAGTCGTAAGGTAGCGGTACTACCAAGCAGCGCTCAACGTGTGTGCCACAGGCTGCCAAGGGCAGGAGAAGGAAGAGGTATTTCATTTGATCACCTTCGGAGTGTTGGGGAGTAGCGCGCCAAGCTTGCGCAGGTCGTCCACCACTGGGGCAACACAGGCAGGCAGCGTAGACTGGACGTCGTCTTTCGGGATGAAGCCGTGCAACTCTGGCTCCAGCACTTCATAGAGTTTCTTTATCGTTGTCGCTGATCTGAGGTTAGTCCGCAGGCGCTTGCCGACGTTATCCCGCAAGTCTTCCTGCTCGAAGTAACTTGTCACTAGCCCCTCATTGGCCAGCTTGGTGACTATGTTCTTGTAGAGTGAGCCGTCGGGTAGCCTATCAGTGTTCTCGGCATCGTCCATACGGATGGTCATGTTGTCCTTCAATCCATAGACTTGGTCGTAGTACAGGTAGTCCGTGCCGGTATGCCAATATCTACCCACGTTTCTGTTGCCGAGTCTGACTTCTACGCGGGTTGTGTTCAGGTACTTCCGCGTCAGTTCGTCGGCATATAACTCCTGCACCTGATTCGGTGCGTGCTTGATGATCTCCTCCTGTACTAGGCTGTAGATTTCCGCAATAAAGTTCCTGACCGGCAGGTTCTTTATGATTTTATGGTATATACCGTCGCGCATGTCATTGGTTAGCTTGGTCATTTGATCAACTCCGAAAGGATTGCGATAAGAGATACTGCGGTGACAGCCATGAAGGATGTGACCACGATGATGATAGCTATGTTCGGTCTTGGTACTGCCCACATTGCATCCACTGCCGCTTCGCACAGCAGCTGGTCTTCCTTACGCGCACTGTAGATCAGGACCTCAAAGGCTGCATCGATCGTGTCCAGCTCATAGTCTTTTGTGTTGCGCAGGATTTCCCTTGCCCGTGCGTAGCCCATGTGGACATCGGGCATCTCTAAGACATTGTCTGTCATCACATACTATCCTCTGCTGCTGCGTCCCTAATCAGGAGGGCTATGAAGTCTGCGAGTGTGGCTCCCTTCGGCACGTTGGCTTGAACCCAGTCGATCTCTTCCTTGGTCAGCATCACAGCGACATCAGCCATGGTGCCTGTCCGGATGCCGTACTTGGTACGCATGTCCGTCAGGGTGTGGCTACCGCTTGCCATCTTGTTCTTACTGGCACGTGCTGACGGTATCCTCTCGGCACGCCGCAGCCTGTTGATCCTACCCTTGATCACCATGAAGGGCTGGAAGGTGAAGGCTGCGATCTGCCTCATGGACATACCCTGTGCTGCCAACTCCTCAATCTGCTGGTCGAGGGTAAGGGTGGGTGGCAGTGTCTCGTCGGTTGCCATGGCTCACGCCTCCCATTCATCGACATCAGCACGGTCAGGGTAGCAGGTGAACCAGTCGCGGCCGGGCTTGACCTGCTCTGACGTGCGCCAGAAGGAGAACTTGGAACACTCGTTGTCTGCGAACATCTTGCGCATGGCAGCAGACACAGCGTTGTAGTCAGCCAGCCCATCACCCCGGGTCCTACCCGGGAAGACTTCCTCGAACATAGCAGCCAGCGTCCACACCCCGCCCTCTTTCATGACGGCACGCACCTTATCGTAGGTTGACACCGTCGGGGCACTGGTGGGTGCCGCCTCGTCGAACTGATCGAAGGGCATGGCGTACTGCACAGGACGTGCAGTAGCTAAGGCAACAGGCACCGTAGTCGGTGCGATATGGACAGCCAACCAAGGGGTGCGGTCGGCCTTGTCAGGGTAGCGGTTGGCTACCAGCTTGGCTTCCAACTCGCTGCCTACGGTCAGGTTGATCGACCGTGCCACGTTGACAGGGATGTAGCAGTTGGCCCCGTCGTCCAGTCGGACGGCGAAGGCAGGGCCCGAAGGCAGGATGTTAGCCACCACAATGGTGGCCGTGGTCGGGATAAGCTTGAGGGTATCGTTCATGGTGGGTGTCCTTACTTGTATTCAACTACGCCGCGGATGCGACGAAGCTCTAGGCTGTTGGTGTTGAAGATGGCGTCGATGTGATCCCGCTGTGCCCCCACGTCGGTCTTGTGGTAGAGGTGGTAGTACATGCTCTTGGCCACCAGATCGTTGAAGGCGTGCATGTCCTTGCCATCCAGTGCCGCAGCGATCACGTTGAGTTGCTCTGTGTTGGGGCGCAGCAGGTCCACCAAGTTCTCCCACCTAAGCACACCCTCCGCTGTGATCTTCTCAAGCATGGCAGTGAAGGCACCGAGCTTAGCCATGGTGTGGAGATGCCGCTTGGTGGCACGCAACTGGCGCAGCCATACTGTCCGGGCCTCTGGGTCAGTGACCAGCTTGGGCTCCACGTAGCGGACCATGAGGCGGGTGCTCAGGTCCAGCACCATCCCATCGTAGAGCTTATACCCACCAGTGGTGAACTCGTTGTACTCAGTCGCTGTCGAGTATGTCTCGGTGCCCCAGTCCTTGACGTGCACACGGTAGTGGCCCTTGCTACGGCGGACGATCTTGATCGGCGTGTAGGTATGTGAAGTGTAGACCACCGGTGTCATGTACGCGGCAGGGTCGTAGCAGAACCTGAAGGTGTTGTTGGGCAGGAACCTACCGAACATCTGCCCGTGGCAGTAGAGCGCGTACTCCTCACCGTCTTGGAACAGCCGCCAGTTACGACCGACGGGCTTACCCTTCGCCCCATTGCGGGCCTTGCCGAACAGGTTGTGTGCCTTCGCATATGAATCAAGCTGCATAGTTATGTTCCTCTGTGTCATGTGTTATACGCCCAGACGTCTCGCTGTCATGGCGACAATGAGCCTCTGTTTCATGTCTTCCGTGGTGCCAGTGGCGTCGATCGCCTTCGCCCATACCACCGTTCGATCTTCCGGATCATACTCGTCCCAACACCCCTCACATAGCCACTTGTTCAGCTTGTGTGACCACTCGATCTCGTTCACAGGCCAGCATGACATCTCCGGGTTGTTATCCCAGCAGTCATCGCAGGCAGCGAGTATTCTAGGCGGCGCAATCATGTTCACCGTCCTCGTCTAACTCGCTGCCTGCGATCGTGTCCCATATAGCATCCTCGCTTGTGAGGTAGTCGTACTCAGCTTCGAGCTTGCGGTAGAGGTCCCGCATGTAGGTCCTCCATTGCTCAGTCATGTCCGTGTCGAAGTCTGTCATCTCAGCATCGAGAAGCTTGTCCCACTCCTCGACGATAGCCACGTGAAACTCAGTCGGCTGGTCCATCACTGCGTGCAGCAGATCATGATCTATCCAGAGTTCGACGCTGTTCTCGTGGTAGTAGTTCCCCTTGTGGTCACAGTGGGCGTAGACCTCGCCGCCATTCTCCAACAGCTTGCGGATCATCGGGTACTGATCCTTGTGGTGATGGTCGAGGTAGACCAGCGTGTTATCCAGCTTACCCACGAAGCAGGCACCGTCACCCTGACAAGAGAAGCCAGAGAAGTGTATCCGATCGACGTAGACACCGACCTCCTTCATATCCTCCTTGAACTCAGCCTCGACACAGTCCCACCACTTGTCGAACTCGACGTTAATGTATCTGTACTTTTCCAAAAGCGCTGTGCGTTGCGATGATGTAACCATCGTCTGTTACCTCCAGTGTTGCTTGTCCAATAGCCACATCCGATAGTACCTGCTGGTACATATCTACTGTCTTGTCTGCTTTCTCCAACGCATCGACTGCGTCGTCACAGATACTGTCCATGTGTTTAAGTTTCAGTTCTTGTCGTACTATCCATACGGCAGCAAGTACCAGCGCTGCCATAGCCACGAGAAGCTCGTTCGCTATCATGTTATCTCTCCTAGTTTCACACCCTCACCCGGCAGTGCTCACCGAAGGGGGCCACGTGGTCTGTTGTCATGGCCCATATGACCGGGGTCGTAGAGCCATCAGGGTAAGGAGTGTAGCCGTCAGTCAGCACGACAGTGCACACAACCTCGTCAGAGTAACCCTCGTCGTCGAGGTAGTCGAAGGCAGCGCACACATCAGTGCCGCCACCACCATGGAAGCGGATGTCGAGGCTGTCATCCGGACCATAGCACTCGTAGTGGGACACCTCGCTGTCGAAGTAGACAACGTGCAGCTTCTCGGGACGCAGGTCCTCATGGACAGTGCGGATTTCTGCTGCCATCTGAGCCAGCTGCTCGTCATCCACAGAGCCAGAGCAGTCCACAAGGAAGGCCATCGGACCCATCATCTCGCCCGTCCGGCTTGGCATGTAGAGCCCTTGTGACAGGAACCTACGGTTGGGTCGAGCGAAGCTGCGCTCGTCGGTCTTGTGCTTGACCACGAACTTCTGAAGCGCCTCGCGCCAGTCCACAGTGGGGTTGAGGATAGCATCGACCAGCCTAGCCATGCCAGCAGACAGCTTGCCCATCATCTTGGCAGCCTGTGCAGCCTGAGCCACCTTGACCTTCCACTCCGCAGCCGCTTGCGCTTGGTCAGTAGCGGTGCCCTCACCGTCTTCGAGGTCCATGCCAGTACCGCCGGGACCATTGCCCTCACCATCGCCCTCATCGTCAGGCAGCAGGTTGTAAATCTGCTCGGACATACCCTCGCCGGCATCGTACAGCGCCTTGTTGAGGCAGCCACCCTCGATGAAGGCACCGATGCCCTCGTCGGTCAGCAGCTGGTTGATGACGTAGTCAGCAGCCTTGTTCCACTTCTTGGGGTCACGGGACTGCCGACGGAAGTTGTGCTCCAGCATGGGGTGCATACACTCATGTGCCACGAGGAACTTAAGCTGGTCGTCGGTCAGATCAGACACGAACTTGGGATCGTAGAGCACACGCTTGCCATTGGTGCAGGCAGTGCCGATGCCCTCTTGATAGGAGTGCGGCATACCAAGGGCGATGGACCCAACGAACGGGTACTCAAGTACGAGTGAGGTCTTGGCCTTGGCGAGGCGGGTCTTGAGTGTGTCGAGAGATTGCATGTGTGTTACTCCTTGGTTGTGTTAGGTGCCTTGGCTTTCTGTTTCTTCACTGAGTAGATGGTGCCCTCGTAGCCCAGATCACCAGCCAGACCGTTACCCACCAGCCTGTCATGCTGGTACTCAGCTTCCTCCTCTGCCTCGTCGAGGTTGTCAGCCTCGATGGTCATATAGAGTTTCAGTTCGAAGTCGTACTTGGGCATCACACCCCTCCCATGAAGGCACCCATCCGTGCCATGATATCAGCAGCCTCGTCGATCTTGGTCTGACGGAACACAGGGTCATTGACCACGGCATCCTTGCTCAGACCAGCCAGCTTACCCTCGACCTCTTGCCGCATCGCTTCGAGGTTCGGGTCGTCAGTGAAGTTCAGTCGAGGCAGGATGGCACACAGTTCAGTCACGTGCTCCAACGTGCTCTCATGGAAGCGAGACTTGGGATCGTCGATCTTGGCAAGGCGTTCGACCATATGTTTAACCCGGTCGTAAAGCCTCTGCCAAGCCTCTTTCATAGCCAGCCCAGAGCTTTCTTCGATCCGCCGTTCGATGTCAGCATGGATGCTAGACAGTTCATCGTCAGCAAGCTGCACCCTGAAGTCATTGGTCGGGACGGGCAGAACCACGAGGTCCATGTTGAACTTGCGCTGTAGGTCCCTGACGTCGGGATAATCCTCGTGGTTGTAGAGGTTACCAAGAAAGCGCTGCGCTGTGATCTGATGAGACGGGTAGTCTACGAGGAACTTACGCACCGCAGTCTCCCACTCCGACTTGCGCTTACGGAAGGTCGTCATGAACTGTAGGTAGTTAGAGGTCGGCAG